ACTCCCGCCCGATGAACTGTTCGCTCCAGTGCTGCATCAGAACATCCCCGGATGAGTGTCCGGGCGGTATTGCGCACGGCACAAGGGCTTGAAGAAGATGTTGTCGAAGCCGAGTTCAGCCTTGACTTCAGTTGGGGTGGCCGTCACGGAGATGATGTCCATCTCGACGGACAGCTCGACGTTGTTGGGCGCGGAGCGGAGAACCTGCATGATCTTGACCCGCGCACCTTGCCCCCCAGCGCTCAGCTCGAGCCACTGCATCAGCTCGCGGCCGATGTTGTCGATGGAGATGCTGGCACGTGGCGCCTGGTCTTCCTGGTCGTCAGGAAAGACGAACCTGAACGGCACCGCGAGGTAGACGTTGCCGTTGCTCGTGATGTCAAGCGTGTCTCGCACCACCCGAATAGGCTGGGGCAGGGAGGCTTGATTGATCTCGAGCAAGGTGAGCGGATACTCGGGCGCGGCGGTACGCATGATGCGATCGCGCAGGGCAGAGCTGACGACTTTAGGCATCCCAGGCCTCAATCACGAATTTGATACTCCACTTTTCCAACGTCGGCTCGAACGGCACCTCTTCTTCAAGAGCGCCCGAAGCGATCCGAGCCTGGATGACGATTCCGGTAGTTGGGTCGGGCCAGTCAAACCAACTAGCACCGCGGTTGATGTCCACGTTGAACCAAGTCAGGAAGGCGAGGTAGTTGGCCTTCGTGCTGAAGCCGTAGACGACGTCACGCGAGACAAGCACCCGGCTCCAGCGCTTCTGCTGCTTCGTGAAGCCGTCTTCAAACTCAGTCCGCGTGACCGCGCTGTTCCTGCGGACTTTGAACCCATCGCGCAGGAGTACTGCATAGGTTGGGAAGGTCGCCATGCTTACCTCTTGCTCAGCCCGGTGATGCCCTTGCTGATCGGGCCGTTGCGGCTCAGGTCGTCCATGATCACGTTCACGATCATGCGTTTCCCGTCGAACTCAGTCGTCACGTTGGACGCTTCCTGAGCCGTCCCGTTGTTGACGATGTTGACCTCGACCTGCGGAGCAGACGGGGCAGCAAGTGCTCCGCCCAGGGCCTGCTGTTGGCCTTTCGTGAGCACCATCTCGCCTTTCTCGGCGATGATCGGCACCTCGTTGCGGCCAATCGTGCCTCCGGAATGGAAGCGCGGGGCGCCAGAGAACACAGAGGGGTGGACAGACCGCATCGACTTAGCTGAGTCTTTTCCGAGCACCCCGCCCGAGTGCCACAGACCAGCCATCGTTGCCGGGTTCGCAAGTCCAGGAACAGGGAGGCCAGCACTAAACGCGAAGCCGGGGAACATGGCTCCAATTCCCCCGGACATCAGGGAACCAATCAGCCCGCCGCCGCCCCCGACGCCGAACAGGTTCTCAAACAGCGGCTTCGTGATCATCGCCTGAGTCGCCATGCGAATCAGGTCAGAGACGACAGAGTTGGCGAGGTCGGAGAAGGACATCTTCCCGGTCATGGCAAGGTTCACGAAGAAGTCCTCGATTCCCTTGCCAAGCTGCTTCACCATCTGCTCGCCAGTGCTGGCTTGATTGGTGACCTCGTCGATGTAGGACCGCGCCCCGCGCTTCGCCCCGGCGTAGAACGACTGCTCGTACTCAGCCCTGCGCTTGGCAGACTCTAGCGCGTAGCCCTCCAGCTCTTCGTAGAGGGCAAGCGTCTCTTTCTTGCGCTGCTCGTTGAAGGTGGGGTCTCGCTCAACCTTCTTCCGCAGCTCCGCGAATTGCTGAACGATCTGGAGGCGGCGCTCCTCGACCTGGCGCTGCACGTAGGGCAGGTCGTCAAGGTTCTTTTTAAGGTCGCTGATCGCCTCTTCATTGGCGATACGCTCGCGCATGGACTGCAAGTCCGCATCGAGGCGGGTGCGGAAGTCTTTCCCTTTTCCAAGAGCGTCAATGTTCTTGTTTACGCTGGCGGTTGTAGCTTTGCTTATAGCCTCTGCCACCTTAGCTTCAGCCCCTTCTGCGTACTGCTCGAGGGTTTTCTTGAGAGCCTCTACCTGAGACTTGCCCTCACCTTTCGGGTCCTTGATCTGCGCAAGAGCCGTTCTGTACATCCGCGGCAGGTCCTGCTCGAGGTACTGACGAGCAGTGGCTGCTTCCTCCGCGAAGCGCTGATCATTCAGCTTGTACAGCTCAGTGTTCAGCGTCTCCTGATCGATGAGGTGATTGCGCCCCATCGCCTGAAGAATCTGGGAAGCGCGATCGTACTGAGACTCGAGCTGCCTGAAGTCGAGCGAGAACATGGCGTTCTCCGCGCTGTTTGCGCGACCCGCGGCAGCACCTCCTGCACCCCCTCCTTTATCATCAGGGGTCCAGTGATTCTTACCTACTTTGAGAGCCTCCATCGACTGAGCGTAGACAGCCTCACTGGCGTTCTTAGTCGCCAGCGATAGAGAAGCATTTTTGTCCTTCGCGGCAGCAATACGTTCCAGAATCTTGCGGTTATCCGCGATCTCCGCGTCGATTTTTTCAATCTCTGCGTTTACCCCGCTATTGCGAAGAGCAGCAACAGCCCGACTGGTTGCCGAGTTCTCGTCAGGCTTCCACAGCCACCCCTGCAGCCTCTCTTTACGCCCGAGAAGGTTTGCTTGTTTCGTAGCCGGCGGGTCAAAGAGCGAGTCAAGAGCTTTACTCTCTTTAGCCGCCTCTGGGTCTTTACCTGCAAGCCGGTCAAGCAGTGTGGTGAGCTGGTCGCCGCGCTGCTTCAGGCGATCCTCGGCGCCCTTAAGAAGGTCCTTTCCTGCCTGGTCATTGGCCTTAGAGGCATCCCCCATGACGGCCTTGTAGGTCTGCCATGCAGCAGTGGCTAGGCCTACCGCCGTAAGGATGGTTCCGATGACCGGCAGCATCCGGCCGAAGGAAGCAGCAAGGCCTCCAGCCGCAGTAATAGTGTTCCCCATCGACCCGGTAAGGGTTCCAGCGGCGCCTGCCGCTCCAAGGCTCGTCGCGGCCTTCTGAGCAGCACCGGCGAGGCCTTCAAGGGACAGCTTCTGCCCATTGACCACGAGCGTAAACGCACCGGCTGTCAGTGCCGAGGCTCCAAACTGGGTAGCAAGGGCGCGTAGTGTCCCCACCACAGCAACCACAGCAGAGACCGCCCTGACACCGAGATATGTGCCGAACACAAGAAGGATCGTATCGGCGTTCTCTACGAGAACCTGAACGAACGCAGCCATCGTCTTAGCGATGCCGCCCAAGGCCTCCTGGAAACCTTGGGAGCTAGCGAGATCGTTGAACGCCTTAGCAATAAGGCGCAGCGGACCTTCCGCCGCTGCACCCGCCTCGATAAACGTGGCTTTCAGGTTGTTGAGGGAAATGATCATCCGATTTTTCACGGACGATTCGATAGTCAGTGAGGCATCGTCAAGGAAGCCTGCAGCCTGCCCCATCTGGTCTATAGCTTTCTTGATCCCCTCAAGGTCGTTGAGCATGGCGGAACCGACCTTACCGCCACGCTCTCCGAAGATCACCTGGAAGAACCTATCCTGGGACTCCTTGTCGAAATTCTGTACAGCACCAGCCATTTCCTCCATGACCTGAAGGAAGGGCTTCATCTGCTTGGTCGCCGCGTCGTAAGCCGTGATGCCGAGGGCTTGAAGCGCAGACCGGGCCTTGTCAGTCGGGGTGTAGATTTCCTTGTAGGCATTGCGCATCGCAGTACCGGCAGCAGTACCGTCGATGTTCCGTTTCGCCAGCACGGCAAGGATCGCGGAGACGTCCTCGATCTTCGCGCCGAACTGCTCAGCAACCACTGAGGAGACCCTGATCGATTGGGTCATCCTTTCGATCGAGGTCTGCGAGATCGCAGCAGCCTTTGCGACTACGTCACCGACGTAGCCCATCATCTCGACAGGTTTGCCGAACGCAGTTGAAATACCAACAAGCGACTGAGCCGCGCTGTCGAGATTCATCTCGCCTACAGTGGCGAACTTGAGAACCTCAGGGACGACCTTAAGGGACTCCGCAGTCGTAAGACCAGCCTGCGTCAGAACCCTGAGACTCTCTACGACCTGTTGCGGCCCGAAAATGCTGTCACGGCCCAGAGCAAGAGCTGCCTCTCCGAGCTTGGCGACCGACGCCTCGCTCTCACCTGCAACACCCTGAATCAGCTTGAGCTGATTCTGGAAATCCATGAACCCGCGGATGGACTCCCGGATTCCTGCAGACACTGCGAAGCCAGCCCAGAGGGCCGTCATCGGCTTGCCCCAGGTCAGCCAGATTTGGCCCATGCCGCCCGCCACACCGCGCATGGAGGTGTGGAGGTACTGGTAGGCCTCCCCGGCTTTCAGGACCTGTAGCGTGTGCTCGTTCGCGGACTGCTTCGTACCCTTCTGGGCGCGCTCCAGTTCCCGATACTCCCGCGCCATGCGCGAAAGCTCGCCCTCATCCTTAGATGTCTTACCGTACAGGGTCGCCTGAATCTGACCAGCACCCTGCAGGGAGGCGCCAAACGCACGCTGCTTAGCAAGGGCGAGACGGGTCTCCCCTGCCGCCGCCTCTTTCTCAAGCATCAGGTAGTGACGGCGGAGCGCCCCAAGCGCCTCCTCGTCCTCCTTGCTTCGACGAGCAATGACGGTTTGGAGAGACGCGCCCCAGGCCTTTGCTTTAGCAGCCTGAACCTTAGCCTCACCTGCCGTGGTTGCCCGCTCTAGGCCGAGGTAGTGAGCCTTCAGACCGTCCAGTTCTTTCGCGCTCTGCTCTGACTTCCCATACAGAGTGCTCTGAATGTTGGCTTCCCCGCGCAGGGAAGAACCCCACTGGCGGGACCTGGCAACATTCAGCTTCTGGGTACGGGCTTCAGCCTCTTTAGCAAGGGTGTCGGCTTCTCGAGCGAGGGCTTGGTAATCCGCCCGAAGGTCAGCAAGAGCCTTAGCGCTTTGCGCAGACTGACCGTACAGGGTGCTACGAAGTGCAGCCTCTCCCTGGAGTGCTGCCCCAAATACGCGCTGCTTAGAGGCCTCGAGCTGAGCAAGCAGGGTCTCCTGTTCCTTGACCAGAACTTTAAGCTCTGCGTTCTGCCTCTTTTGAGACTCGAGCAGGGACCTGTCCAGCGGGCTAAGGCTAACGCCTTGAGTGCGAAGCGCCCCCATGACCTGAGGAGGAAGGCCAGTACCTCCCCCAGCACTCAGGTTCTTTTCGTAGGTCTTCTGCAGTTCGTCGCGGAGCTTACGAACAGTGAGGGCCTCATCGTCTAGCGCTTTCTTGCGCTTTCGTGAAGCTGTCCCGTCATCAGCCTGCGTGCTCGTCTTGAGCGCCTGCTCGAGCTGCTTCAGCCCGGAGTTCAGCTTGACGATCTCAGTCTGAACAGTAGCAAAGCCAGCCTTCGCCGCGGTGGCAAGCTCTGTGAATCCGGTGGTGGTCTTGGCTACTTCAGAGTTGGCGCCGCTGAGCGAAGATTTGAGATTGGGCGCGAGCGCGCGCATCTCGTTTGCGAACGACTTGAGCTTCTGGAGATCGTCAAGATTCGTAACCCTGATGTTCAGGGTTAGTTCGCGGGAGGCGCTCACGGCATCTTCTTATTCTTGTGGCCGACAACGCAGTGTAGACGACAAGTCCTTGATTTTCAAGGACTTGTCGCTTGCTTCTCTGACGCAGATTTAGACTCTGCTTTTTCTGCTTGGTATTCCATGTAGGTCTGATCCAAGCGCCCAATTAGGCGGAAGAACCAATCCCTATCCTCTACAGAAGTAACGCCGTACTCATCGCAGTAACGAGCCTTGGAGGAGAACGGGATGTACCCAACTCCTCCCATTCCCCCGATCGGGCGATCGGTGTTGAGGAAGTAGAAAACCTCGAGCCAGTGCCGCAGTTCCACCGGAAGCTCAGGCCGCTTGGCAAGGGCCTCCGGATAGAACGCCCCCTTGTCTGCGATCTCCAGCAGGGTCTCGTACTCGCTACCCCACTGAAGCTCCCAGGCAAGGGTCTCGCTCAGGAGTTTCCCACCTCCTGCTCCGTCTCCACCTTGAACGACTCGAAGTCGTCCGAGCACTGCTGAACGAAGACGCGGAAGTCCTTGATCTTCAGGAGCATCTCGGCGTTCTCCTTCGTGTAGTCGAGGGCGGCGCCCTGGTACTGCACGCTCTCCCAATCCAGAAGCAGATGCTGCGCCATCACGCGGATGTAGTCAGCCTCCTGCTGCTTCTCGGTCGTCGAGTTCTTCGGCGCCTTGGCGTACTTTTCATAGGCCTTCACAACCGCCTTGGTGTAGATGGGGTTGTTCGAGCGGGCGACCAGAATACGGGCGTCACCGCCTGGGACGTCGAACCACGCGCCCTGAATTTCACGTTGCTCGTCGGTGGCGAATGCGGAAAAAATGTCCATTTCTTATCCTAGTTGTTGGGACACAAAGCAGCAGTATTGTATTGCAAACTGACAGTTAAGGGTAGAAAAAGACGGGGAGGTCGTCCCCGTCAAGGTCCCCTAGGTATTCTTAGGTAGCTGCGACACCCACCCGATCAACGAAGACCATCTTCATGAACGTCGGGTCCATCAGGGCTTCGTAGGTCATGTCGACCATCGAGTCGGCGTCCTTCGTGCCAGCCTTGATGTCGCCTGCGGAGAACTTCACCGAGGGCAGGGTGACCACATAGCCGTTGCCAGAGGGGTCGAACATCCGGAAGCTCAGGCTAGTGCGGGTGGACAGCAGGAACTTGTTGTACAGGTTGGTGTTGGCGAAGTAGACCGACAGGTTGCCGGTAATCCCCACCGCACCCGCACCGATGTCGACGTTACCGAGGTAACCGATCGCGTCCCGGCCACGCAGCTTGTTGTCGATGTCGAAGGTCATCGACTTGATGTAGGTGCCAGTCAGCGGGGAACCACCCTCAAGGATGTCA